GAATGAACCGCCTGCGCTGGCGTCTGTCGAACGTGATGCGCCCATGCCCATATCGAACCCCCTGGAAAAAGAAAAAGTGGGCCAGCTGCCGCCCGTCCGTTGTGGATGGCAGCCGCTGGCCCAGGCCTTACCGTTCGGAAACCGTGCCCTGCTCCGGGCCTGGTGCGGGTGTTAGTCGCCCAGGTCCACGTAGTCGATCTGCACCGTGACATCCGCCCAGGTCGGGCTGGTGCCGCCGCTCTCGGCCGTCACGATGCTGATTTCCACGTTCTGCGCCACGTCCGCCGCGCCCGCCGCCAGGCCAGCGATTTCCTTGTGCACCGGGGTGCCAGGCGTCAGCGCCGCCAGGTCGAACGTGGACGCCAGCAGGCTGGTGCTGCCGTTTTTGATGTCCAGGGTGCTGGTGACGTGGGTGCCGCCGCGCAGGCCCACGTTCACCATCGCGCCGATCAGCTTGGCCCGCGAAGGCAGCGCCACCTTCAGAGTGTGCGCCGCGAAGGTGGCCAGGGCGCTGCCGCCCAGCAAGCAAACCACCATCGACTTCACCACGCCGCCAGCTTTCAATCCCAGGGAAAATTTCGGTCTGCTGCCTGCCATGTCTCTGTTCCTTTCCAGGTCTGTCGAAGGTTGTGGGCCTGGCTGCCTTCAGCCAGGCCCTGTATGTCGTCCTGCCGCCCGTCAGTTCGTCGTCCGGCTGTCGTCCTTAGACGATGCCTGCCGCGAACCCACGGTAATCCAGAACCGCGCCGCCGTAGATATGGCGGATTTTGTAGGTCAGCACGTCGTTCGTGAACAGGCTGCCCTGGTTCGGGGTGTCCTGCACGAACAGTTCCGGTTCCTCTCGGCCGCCCAGGAAGGCAATTTCGATCATGGGGGCCTGGTCCACGCTGGCCGTCAGGTGGTAATCGTTCGTGTCGGTCCAGTAGTCCACGACGATGGGCTGGATGCCCTGGCCGCGCACGAAGTTCGGGGCCGCCGCCGCCGCCGTGGACGTGACCGATGAATCCGGCACGGCGCGATCCGCCTGCGTCAGGTAGAACGCCAGTTCTTCCAGGTCGTTCGGAACGAACAGGTAGCGGGCCTTCAGGCCGATCCGCTTGCTGTTGCTCATGTCGGCCTGGTTTTTGATCTTCAGCCGCAGCGCCGCGATGTTGCTGGTGGTCAGCGCCGAACTCACGATGTTCGCGTGACCGCTGGCGATCAGCGCCACGCTGTCGTAAATCACGGCGTTCGTGGCCATGAAATCCATGGCGAATTCATACAGCGTCTGGCCTGCCGAACGGGCCAGCTTCTGCGGGATCCGACGAACCGCGCCAACATCGTCATTGGCGATCATTTCGATGGTCAGCTGTTCCGTGCCGCCACGCTTCGCCACGCTGTAAGTGGCTTCCTCATCCGTGGGGCTGGTCAGCGCCGTGTAGGGGCTGCCCTGCGTCACGGTGGGCAGGTTGCCGTATCCGCCGAAGCGAACGCGGTGCTGGGTGCGGAAATCGCTGGCCGGGACGACTTCCGCGATGGTGCCGCGCCAGGCCGCCTGGTTCTGCATGGCGTAATCCGCCACCATGCGCCGATTGATCGCGTCCGCCAGCACCTGGTCGAACGTGGCGCTGGTCAGGTTCTCCGTCAGTCGGGTGCATTCCGACGTGCGCCCCGTCACCCGAACATCGCCCGTGATGTCGGCATAGACGTTGCGGAAGGACATCATGGCGGGCGCTCGGTCGATCACGAACCGTTCGCCTTCCTTCTTCACGCCGAAGAACGCATCCAGCTGCCGGTCGATCTTTTCACGCCGCGATTCCACCGACTGCACCATGGTCCGCCCCGCTGCGCTGGGCAGCACGATGTTCGCTTCCGCCATGCGGCCGAACAGTTCCACCTGGCTGGTGACTTCTGCCGTCACCGATTCACGGCTGGGCAGCTTGTCGGACGTGGTGGCCGCGTCGATCTGCGCGGAAAACTTCTTCCGCAGGCTGTCCTTCACCATGTCCGGCAGCGATGTCCCGCCGATGGTGTTTTCCAGGAACAGCGCGATGCCGTCACGCTTGACGCCCAGCCATTCCGATTCCGAAACCTGGCGGACGTTCGCCGCCGGTGCCGTGGTCGTGGTGGCCGCCGGTGCCGCCGGTGCGGATTCCGTCACGGCCTGGGCCGCACCGATCTGGGAATACAGGCCCATCACCTGGTCTTCGGTCGGGTTCTGCCCGAACGCTTCCAGCTTCGACTTCAGGCTGGCGTTTCCGCTGGCCAGAATCGCTTCCATCATCTTCTTCAACATCGCTGCATCCTTTTCAAGTGTCGCGGGAACGGAATCAGAAGCCACCAGCCGCAGCACCCGCCCACCGGCTGCAGCATTGGAAACAAGATCGACCGACTGCACAGACTCAATACGCTGCACGTCATAAAACGCCCGCCCGCCCGTGTCTGCCGTCAGAACTGAATCGCACATGGCATCATGCGACAGTCCGAAAAAGTCCTGCGCCCCTTCGTCCCAGGCTTCGATCATTTCCTGGCGAATGGCTGGTTTCGTCACCACCAGGGTGCCGATCAGCGCAAACGTGCCCTGGGCCTTTTCACCAGCTGCGAAGGATTCACGAACGCCCAGCAGCGCACCGGAAACGCCCTTCAGGAATCCCGCCTGGTCTTTGATCGAACGCCCGTAGGTTCCACGGTCTGCGTGATCAATGAAAACTTTCGCGCCTTCATACAGCGGGGCCGCTGCCTGCAGGGCCTTCCGCTGGTATTTGTTGCGGTTTTTGCTCATCCCTTCCTGGATGATCACCACGCCCCACTTCTTCCCCGTCATCACGGGCGTGGCCGCTGCTGTTTCGCCTTCCTTCACCGGCACCGCGTCGTCCGCCATCGGGCCAAAGATCGCGCCTTCAGTCAGTTCCGCCGGTTCCGGCTTTTCGGGTTCGTAAGTGGTTTTCCGCACCACTTCCATCGCGTCGTCCCCGAACACGCATTCCCCGTTCGCGTCCAGGGTGTAAGACACCCGCCAAAGGTCTTCACCCTTTGCAATGATCGCGTATGTGTCGAACACGGCGGGCACCCAGACGTAACAGCCATCCGGGCCTTTGAACTTCTCCCTGGCCGCGCAGCCTACCGCGTCCATTCGATCATTCAGGCTCTGTTCGTCGGCTTCCAGGATGCGCCTGGACGCATTCGCGCCAGTGGCCTCCAGTGCACGATGTCGGATCAGCTGCTGCTTCATGTCTACCCTTCGCCCAGGTCTTTATGCGTGACCGTTTCCGTAATCACGACGATCTGCCCATCGTGCACCCGGATGGTGATTTCCCCCCAGGTCTTCTTCCGCGCCCACTCTGCCAGCTTCCCGATCAGCCAGCCCAGCGTTCGCTTCGCTTCCAGGCCATCCTTCGGTGCCGCCATCAGGTCAGCCGCGCAGGAAGTGAATCCTGGAACACCGGCAGGCAAACCCTGCATCAGGCGTTCCCCGTTCTACCGGCACCGCGAAGTCCCCGCAGGCGTCTGTCCCATCTGGCAGCTTGCCGTTCACGCAGCCCACGATGATCCCGAACCCGCGTTCCCGCAGCATGGTGATCACGGCATCCAGCTTCCGCCGTTCGCCGTCTGTCAGCACCACCCGCCGCCTGCCGTCTTCGTTCGTGGCCATCGCCGCCGGAACTTCTGCCCGCTGCTCTGCTGCTGTCCCGTTACCGCTCATTGGCCCGCCCGCCCCCGTCAGTCTTCGTCTGTTCGCGTCAGCCTGGGATCCGTTTCTAAAATGGCCCGCAGCCGCCGACGTGCGAAGTATCGCCTTTTTTTGATGTTCTTCGCCGTGCTATCAGGTAGGACCACGCCACCCGTCAGCAGGTTCCGCAGCACCAGCTGGTCTTCTGCTGACAGCTGGCCCATGGCTTCGCCCAGCGCCGCCAGCCGTTCGCCTTCGGTGACCAGTTCATCAGGATCCACCACCTGGCGTTCGGCTTCGTCAATGATCGGCCTGGTGGCCCGTTCGATCAGTCGGGCGTGACGCCCCACCCCGCTTTTGTGGAAGGTGCGGGCCGTGTTCACGGTCACGCGATACAGGAAGGTTGTGATTTTGGCCCGGCCCTGGAAGGCATTGGGCCACTGGCACATTCGGATGCCCACGGCTTGCACGATGTCGGGAACATCCTGCGGGTGCGAACAGTGCCGCTTCGCTACTGATTCCAGGAACCGCTGGTGTTCCTGGAAGACCAGGCCCACCCGTTCGCGTTCTTCTTCTGTCAGTTCGCGCTTCGGCATCTGTCCGCTATTCCCCGCAGGTTGTGGCGCTGCCCCCCAGCGCCGTGGTCTTACTGCTTCTTCCGCAGCGCCGCCCGCCGTGCCGCTTCCAGCTTGCCGCCGTTCTTCAGGTAGCCGCCTTTGTAGCTGTAGCTGGCCCGCGCCGCGCCCGTGGGCAGGCCATCGACGTGCTGACGTGGCAGCGTGATGTCCGCCGGGATCGGCAGCGCCACGACTTCCTTCGTGTTTTTGTCCACCCGGAACAGCGCCAGCGCCTTCCGCAGCGCCTGTTCGGTGGCCGCTTCCAGGGGCCAGTCGGGATCTTCGAACAGCTTCACCTTCAGGCCGCCAGCTGTCACCACCTGGACCGCATCCGGGCCTTCGCCGTTGCCGCCGATCCAGCGCCAGCTAAGCAGTTCCACCGGCTTCACCGACTTCGACGGGTTCACGCCCAGGCGGGCGCACACATACAGCATCAGGTCCAGGGCCGCTTCGTCCTGGCGTCCGGTGATTTCCGCCACCAGGTCGTTCGGGTCGATTTCGCCCACCAGGTCGTCCTGGTCTTCCGCCTGCGCTGCCGATTCACTGGCCTGATCCACCGCCGCCTGGTCCTGGTCCGCCGGATCTGCTGCCACTGCCTTCTCTGCCTTCGGTGCCTTTGTCCCCATATTCCCCTTCAGTCCTTTCGTTTGTCTTCCGCCTGTTGATTGTCTTCCAGTTCAAAGTCTGCGGGCACGATGAATTCACCGGTGCGAATGTCGGCCACGTCCCAATGGGCCAGCAGCTGCACCGCTTCGGCAGTGGCTTCCTGCTTCGTGGCCCCGGCTGCCATGGCTGTCTTTACCATGGATGCCTTCGCCGCGTCGTAACTGATCCGCCGTTCTGCTGCCGCCACCATCGCTTACCCGCCGCCCTTCTTTGGGATCCGCCAGCCCATCTTTTCAAACAATTCATCGAACGCCTTTTCTATCGGCGCGAAGTCTGCATCCTGCCACACGTCCAGATAGGCCCACTGTTTCGGCGCTGGATCGCCCGCCTTACGGGCCGCCTTCGCCGCCTTCAGGTCCGCCGGTGATGTCTTCGCAGATGTCACCTGCTTCACGCCCTTCAGCGACTCCCCGCTAGTCGTGAATTCCACATGGCGCTGCAGTGTCTGCAGTTCTTCGGCCGCCGCGCCGCCCGCCTTCTTTGCCACATATTGAGCATAGGCACGGGCGAAGATTTCCCGGTTCGTCAGCAAGTAACGCAGATGGTCCGGCTGGACGCGATCCGGCATGATCCCGTCCCCCCAGTGCCCGTTTGACAGGTCGATATTCTGCTTCACCATGCCGTAAGTGTCGATGTCGGCAGGCGAATACCGCGATGCTTTCACCCATCGCTTCATCGTCTGAATGGCCTGGGATCCATGCAGCGCCTGGCGCAGGCCTTCCATGTCCAGGTTCTGTTTGTCTTCGCTGGCAAACCCTGATCGGAATGGCCCCTTGATCGCTACGTGGTCCAGCCAGTGCCCGGTTTCGTGGAAGATCGTATTGAAATTTGCCGTGGACTGTTTGAACCCGATGGCCATGGGCCTGCCGCCCATGCCGCCGCGCCAGTAGGCACCGAACGCCCCACGCGATGCGCTGCCGATGATGGGCAGCTGGCCCAGGTCACCGTCACCGTGCACAGAATCCAGCACAGCATAGGCGTCCCGCACGAACTGATCCGTTTTTGCATTCCAGGCCGCCGACATCGTTCTGGGGCCGATCCGCATGGACCGGCCGAACGCCAGGGCGCTGGTGATCGGCTTCCCGCCTGGCCCCATCGCGCCAGGCACGTCAGCGCCTGCGCCGCCGCCCAGCTGCGGCAGCACGTCCTTCCCGGTAGGCGTGGCCACCTTTGGCGTGGTCACCTTCGGCTTCGTCGTGGTCTTCACCTTCGGCACCTTCGGAACCGGGGTTGGCGCTGGCAGTGGGGCCGGTGCTGCTGGTGGTTCGACGGCCCTGGGCAGCGCGATCCGCAGCTGGTCCCGCTGATACAGCCGCAAGTCCCGCAGATCGAAGTCCACGAAAGCGTTACACCGGCACATGATCGTGGCCCCGGCTGCGATCCGGCCCGCCGGTGACGCCTGGGGATCCAGCGGGAACCGCAGGCTGGCCTGGCCGATCAGCCTGGCCGCCTTCCCCTTCTGTTCGTTGTAGACATTCAGCACGAACCCGGCATGTATCGGAATACCAGCGCCGCGCCCATAGGTCTTCCCGGCTTCCCGGTGGCCCAGCCTGGTGCGATTGTCCCCGGCCGCCCGCCACCCCTTCCGCAGGAATCCGAAGTCTTTGGCCAGCGCCATCAGGCGGGCGTAATTCGCATCATTGAACACCCGGCCCAGTTCGGTGCGAATGATCCGCTCAGCCCGATACTGGGCAGAATCGAACCCCTGGCCCGCGATCTTTTCCCGCAGGTTGATGATCTGGCCCATAGTCCCATCCCCGGCCAGGGCCACCTTCCGCAGCGCCACCTTCACGTCCGCGCCGAACTGCTGCATGGGCAGCGTCAGCAGATCCACCGTGTTATCGAATGCCGACGTGACCAGGTGCTGGTCGATCCCTGGCGTGGTCTTCGCCACCACCATCTTCGCCGCCCGCATGGCTGCTATCCCGGCCCCATCACCCAGTTCGGCCTGGTCCTGGTAAGCCTTTTCTGCGTCCACAGCCAGGGCCGCCGTGGCTTCCGTTATCATCCGGTCCACGTCCCTGGCCAGCTGGCGCACGGTGGCCATCTGGAAATCGGTCCCGCCCGCCAGCAGCCTGGTTAGCAGGCTCTGCTTCAGCGATTCCAGCCGCTTCATCATCTGGCTGACGGCCGCCCGTTCCTGGTCGTTCCGCTCAGCCAGCACTTCGTTCGCCGCACGGTTTGCATCCTGGGCTGCCCGTGCTGCGCTGTCCCCGCTGGCTTCCAGCCTGCGATCTGGTTCCTGCCAGCCGATCACGTTTTACGCCACGCCTGCGCTGGCCGGATCGTCCACGGTGTCGGTTTCGTCCACGGTCCCAGGCACCGGTGGGTTTGTCTTCTTCGCCCGCGCCGCCGCCACGGCCGCCTGCATCGCGTCACCCGCTGCGCCGTCTTCTTCTGCGTCCAGGCCGATCTGGTCCAGCACGTCCTGGGGTTTCAGTTCCACGCCCAGATGCGCGATCACGGCACAGATCACTTCGGTGGCCGCCTTCCTGCTGATTGTCTTGTTCGCCATCGCCGTGTCCATCGCGGACGCCACGCCCGCCAGGATGTTCCCGGCCCGGCTTACGTCCTTCACTGCGATTTCCGGCATGGCCACCACAATGGCCTGGTCTGTCACGCCCCGGAATAGGGCCGGGTTCTTCCGCGCCGCCTGCTGGACTGCGAACGTGGCAATCTGATGCAGCAGGCTGGCCAGTTCGCGCTGCCGCGCCGCCGGTGTCTTCATCAGGACATCGTTCTGCCCTTCGATGGTGGCCCGGTTGCTGTCGGTTTCGCCCAGGTAGGACAGCGGGAACCCCGCGCTGCCACCAATGTGCACCCGCAGCATTCGCGCTACTTCACTCCTGTCCTGGGCCTTTAGGTCTGGCGTCCTGGCTTCCAGGGTTTCTTTTTCATTGTGGCCAAAGACCGAACCGGGCCTGGGTGTCGGGAAGTTCTTCAGCTTCTCTGTGATCTGCTCCGGGGTGGCCCCTTCGATCTTGTAATCCCAGACGAACGCGGACAGCAGATTCAGGCGTTCCACTTCGCTGAATAGATACTGGTCGTATAGGTCCAGCCAGTCAGCCAGCGGCATCAGGTCAGACCGGCCCCGGCTGCTATTGGGCAGCGCATTCAGGGGGAAGTAAAACACTTCGCCTTCCATCCAGCCGGTGGCCGGATCTTCCCGCACGATCTTCAGCCGCCGCCCTTCAGACTCCCCGCTGGCTGCGTCCGCCTTCAGCACCACCACGTCCGGCACCATCGCATTGTCCGGCAGCGTTTCGATCTTCTGCACCTGCCAGGGATCAATGAATCCCAGGACCGGCCGCCCGGTGATGTCATTGACCGACACCGGCAGGATCAGTTCCCCGTTCAATGTGGCCGCGTTGTAGAGCGAACGCAGCCGGGTATTGAGTTTGTTTGTGGGGTGTTCCCAGGTCTTCGTCAGCACGTCCTGGATGGTCGGATCCACAGCCCGCACGGTGACACCATCGCCCACCACCAGGTCCGTCATCAGCGTGATCAGCCTGCGGGCGAATGGGTTCTGCTCCCAAAGGAACCACGCGATTTCCAGCATTTTGTCCTGCTGGATCGGCGTCAGATCACGCTTCTGCTGCTTCCCGCTCAGCCGCCTGTATTGGTAGTCGTCCGCGTCCACCGACTGGAACCCCGCCGCGCCGATGTTCATGGCCCCGGCTTCACGCAGCGCCTGGCCACGGGTGGCCACGGCTTCGGTGGCCGCTTCCCGCCTGGTCACCAGGGCCACCATCGGATCCGCCGCCGCCTGTTCGTTCGCTCTGCCAGCCCAGCCGCGCAGTCTGTCCAGGATTCCCATGTGTCCCCTATCGGTTTGTGTCGATCACCCGCCTGGCCGCCGGTGCGCCAGGATGATGGCCGGGATTTTGTGCTGCTTGCGTTTCTTCGCAGTTCGCGCCGCCGCCGTGCCCTTCTTCTTCTTTGGACTACGGGATGGCAGCAGTGGGGTCCGTTTGACCACTGGCCGCTGCTGTTCCCTGGTCCCGGCTGGCACCCGCCAGGCCGTCCGCATGATCCGCCTGGCGTCTTCCGCCTGGATCGGATCGAACGACAGTTCCGGCTGCGAAGTATAGCTGACGATCACGCCACCCACCAGCGCCCCGATCAGCACCAGGCACAGCACCGGGATCACTTCACGCCCCCGCGAAGTTTCGGTGATCGCGCCACCGATGGCCAGATGATCCGCCCGCCCTTCGTCTGCTTCTGCACTTCCAGGTGTTCCATCAGGCGCACCCAGGCGTCTGGTCCCAGCAGCATCTGCCGCAGGCGTTCCACCCCAGCCAGGGCGATCTGCGACACCCGGCTGGCCGACACCCCTAGCATCCGGCCCACGTCGGCCTGCGGTAACTCCTGGACGAACGCCAGGGCCAGCACCTGCCGTTCAATGGCGGGCAGGCGTCGAATGGCCAGCGCCAGGTCCATCATTTCAGCGGATCGGTGCCCGGCCCCGCGCATGGTCTGGTCCACTTCCAGGCTGGCATCATCTAGCGATATTTCGCGCCTGGCGTCGTTATCCCTGGCCACCCCTGCCTTCGCCCTGCTGCGGGCCGCCCGGCCCATTGGATCGGCTTCCCGCTGGGCGTCCGCGATGGCCCACCGGATCCTGGACGCAGCGAAGACTTCAAACGGCACCCCACGGCCTGGATCGTAGCTTCCGGCCGCCTTCGTCAGCGCCAGCGCCGCCGCCCCGGTGAAATCCCCGCGTTCCACATGGGCCGGGCAGCGCCGCAGCCGTTCGTTCACCAGCTGCCGGATCAGCCCGTGATGCTGTTCCGCCAGCGCCTGCTGTTCTGTCGTCAGCGCCTTCATCGGTCGGCCCCCATTGCTTCCAGGTGTCGTTCCCAGTGTTCGGTCTGCACGTAGATGATCGCCATGCGCCGCAAGTCCAGCGGGTTCTTCACCCCGCGCCGCTCAGCGAATTCCAGGAAATCCATCAGCACGGCCGCCCGTTCGTCCCCGGTCAGCTTCCGGCCCAGCTGTTCCGCGCATAGCATCCCCAGATAGGACCGCAGCGCCAGCGCCAGCCGGATGAATTGGACGTGATCCCAGGCCGACAGCAGCCAGCGCCAGGCCCGCCGGATCACTTGCCCACCAGCAGCGCCACGATCTTCGCCAGCAGCGCCGCGTCCTTCGTTTCGATGGTCAGTTTGTGCGAATGTGCGCCAGGGGCCAGCCGCGCCCAGCAGCCGTTCGCCGTGGGCAGGCTCAGCGACATCCCCGCACTGATCCGCCCCTGGTAGGGTTCGGCCGCCAGGGCGTCTTCAATGGCCCGCCCAGCGCCTGGCGTCACCTGGAACACGTCCCGCATTTCGTTCACCACGGCTTCCAGCCTGGCCTGGCCGTCCAGTTTGCCCTGGTGCGCCGCCAGCCCGCGCCTGATCGCATCGACCAGGCTGCTTACGGCCGCCGCCACGTATTTCGCCACGCTGGCGTCTGTCGCTGTCTTGTCGGTGTTCATCATCCAGACGCCGCGCCGACTGTAGCCGGACGCCTTCACCACCGCGCCCTGCGCTGGCCCATCGCGCCGCCAGCTGGACGCATAGAACCAGGGTGCTATTTCCAGGTCCACCATCACCCAGGTGGGACGTTCCAGGCTGACGTGCACCCGCTGGCCGCCGTAGTCACCATATGGTTCCACCCGCACCTTCGCCGCATCGGTCAGCCCTGCCGCTGCCAGGCTGGCCGTCAGTTCCGCCATCACCATCCCCGGCAGCTTCGCCATCAGGGCCTTCGACTGTTCGCCGGTCAGATACGACTTTGCCATGATTACCGGCCCCCTTTCACGCCCAGGCGTTCCACGGGCCATACGCCCGCCGTCTTCAGATCGAACCAGTAAACCATGGCCTTCGCTTCGCCGCGATCCGTCACGAACACTTCCCGCACCACGCCCGCGCCCGGCTGAATCCGTTCGCCGTGCAGGTTCATGGCCACCACCCGCTTCCCGGCCATCATCGCCGCCCAGGCGCTGGCCAGGGTGTATTCCGGGGTGCCGTCTTCCTTCCAGGTGCGGATCAGCTTGCCTTCGGCCACCAGCGTGTTCACTGCGCCGATGGTCACGGTGCCAGATGCTGCGATCAGCGCCCCCACCTGCTTCATGGTCAATGGCTGATCGGTCATCAGCTTCTGGATCCGTTGGGTGGCTGGCAGGATGTTCGTGGTGGTCGTCATGTCGTGTTCCCCGTCCTTTGTTTCGGCCGCCTCATTGCTGCCGACTGGTGAAGATTACAGGCAGGCATGGCGCACGGTCAAGTCCTTTTTATTGCGCTTGATCAGCCCACCAGTTTCGTGCCGAACTTCGGCCCCACCTGGCTGTGCAGATCCGCCACCTTCCGCTGGTGTTCGTCCCGCTGTTCCTGGTCCAGGTGCAGCACCATGGTGGCCATGGCCTGTTCTTCGGTCAGGTATCGCTGGTCCACCATCTGCACGAACCGATACAGCAGTGGGCTGTTCCTGGCCGCCTGCCTGATGTCGCCCCACGACTTCGCCCGCTCACCCATCCCCAGCCGCACCTGGCGTTCCAGGACAGCCACAGCCTGGTGCGCCGCCATCAGGTCCATCACGCTGGCGTCTGATCCGCCCACCAGCGCCCGCAGGGTTTCCAGCGTCCCCTTCATCGTCACGCCATCATCTTCAGCCACGTCGTTTTCCTTTCAGAATGTCCCATGCTTCCTTCGGCTTCATCATCGGTTCCCCAGGAATGCCGCCAGCGATGGCTTCAGGAATCCATAGACGAAATGCCCATACCCAGGCACTACTTCGACAGCTGCCGAACCGCCCAGCGCCTGATACCGCGCCACCAGGTCCAGGCTGTTCGGTGCCAGGTGCACAGTGTCGTCCTGATCGCCGTGCAGGTGAAACAGCCGGATGCCGTGGGCCGCCAGTGTCGGCAGCGCATTTAGGCCTGGATTCAGCTGGCCTTCGTGCGCCACGTCGTCAGGCGTGAACCCCAGCGGGATGTCCACGTTCTGCGTGGCCCGCAGGTGAACGCATCCTGGCCGAAATGCCGCCGCCTGTTCGTCCCAGCAGCCCGCCGGGTAATCGCGCCAGTCGGTGGCCGGAAAGATCCCGCCGATGCGGTCCACGTTGTCCGGGTATCGCCAGGCATAGGCGTATCCATCCAGGCCGCCGCGTGACGTGACGAACAGCCGCGCCCGCTGCTGGACGTGATGCGTGGCCACCATGTAGGCGTGGAAGTGATCCAGCGCCACCGATCCGGCGGGCGATCCCAGGGCCGTGATGTCTACCGCCGCAATGATGATGCCCTGATCTAGCCACCCGTTCAAATAGGCCACGCCATCAGATCCAGGCACCGGATCCGAAGCGAAGAACTGGGACGGCATCAGCCAGATCCACGGCCGCGCCTGGCCCGCTGTCGCTGGCTGGGCGCATGGGCCATCTGGCAGCACCACCCAGGACGCCCGCCCGTCCACCTGGGCCTGCTGCACCGTGCCGTGCAGCACTCTCGCATCCACGGCTGTGCACGTCGTCACCTGGTCCGGTGCCATCGGCCCCAGGCCATGCCCGCACCCGACTGCCAGCGCCATCGAAACCACCACCATCACCGTCCGCCCTGCCGTCATTGGTTCCCCTTTGTATCGGCCGCCACTGTAGCCGCGTTGAACTTCCCCACCGACACTTCACCGCTGGCCAGGCCCATCAGCAGGTTCCGGCCCGCCTTCTTCCCAGCGTCATACGCCGCACCGATGGCTTCACGCATCGCCGTGTCCAGCGCCTGCACGGCCGCCTGGTCCACTGGCCGCATCTGCACCACCCGCCGCCAGTCCCGGTAATCATCGCGCCCCCCCTGAATCACCGCTGGCCAGTAGTCGAACGGCTGGCTGCTATCCCCGCCAGGATATTCCCCCTGGCTGGTGCCTTCAGGCATCAGCCTGGACAGCGCCGCCACGATGCCGAACATGGCCTGCTGCACCTGCCTGCCGTCCACGCCCATGCCGTAATACCCAGGCATTGCCCATGCCACGCCCACCCAGGTGAACGGCTTCAGCGTCCCTTCCGCTTCCGCCCGCGCCGCTTGTTCCAGCGATTCCCTGGCGATGGCCAGCAGGCGTTTGCACCGGTGACAAACCTGGTCCTTTTCGTGGTTCTCGCCCTGGCCACAGCCGTGGCATGGCCCCTTCACCCATCCGTTCCTTCGCATCACTCGCCTGCCTTCCTGAAGTATCCGTAAACGCATCGCGTCCCGCCCCTGGTGCTGTCGTGGGTATCGTGCGCCACCCCGTCCACGACAGCCACCAGGTGTTTGCTGCACCTGGCGATGATCCGCCCGGCTGGCAGTTCATCGGCCCGCAGGTGCACCTGGCAGCCGGTCCCGATGCCCATGGTGGCCACGAACGTCCAGCCCAGGCCTGCCAGGTATCGTTCGTAAACCGGCCGCGCCACGCCCATCCTGGGGCTACTGATTCGCACCAGCTTCGTCTGCCGCATCTGCCCGGCCGTGTCGGCCAGGGCGTTGTATACGGCCATGTATTCCTGTTCGGTGGCAATGGCGATGGCCCGCGCCACGCAGTCCCTTGTTTGGCCCTTGAACCCGGCCGCTGCCCGGCCACCGTCGTCCTGCACCCAGGTGGCCATCATGCCTTCCGCCTTTCCAGGCCAACCATCCAGCTGATCGCTGCCGCTTCGGTCGGCTCATATCGGACGAACACGCTGGCCAGCTTCCCGCTGCGCCCGCGCCGCGTCGTGTAGCAGGCAAACAGTCTGCCGGTGGCCAGCTGGCGCACCCGCCGCTGGCTCAGCGTCACGCCGTCCGCTGCCAGTAGGTAGACGAACCCACTGGCCTGGTCCTTCCAGGTGGCCGCCATCAGAAACCACCTTCCGCTGCGTATGCCTGCCGCGCCAGGATGATCAGCGCCACCCGCGCCGCCGCCCGGACGTTCTCCACCAGGTGTTCTTCCGCATTCAGCTGGAACGCCAGACTTTCGCGTTCGTCCACCGCATCATGGACACCGATCCGCAGGCCACGGGCAAACAGCATCAGCTGGTGTTCCATCATGGCCATGTCCGTCATGTTCGCCAGCGCCAGCACGGGCGTCACCAGGCCCGCCATCACAGTGCACCACCCTTCAGGCGGATGTCTGACGCCACGGCCTGGATCGCTGCCAGACAGCAGGCCGCCCGCTGGCCATCCGGCACAGCCAGGCCCTGCAGGTGCGCCTGGGCGTTCTGCAGGATGTTCGTGGCCAGGCTGGGGAGTTCGGTCGGGGTGTAATCCACGCAGCCCGCCAACAGCATCAGCGCCAGGTTCGTCGGTGTCGCCGCCAGTTCCAATGTGCGGGCCATTACTGCGCCGCCCCTTCCTTTGTGACAGCCACGACTTCAAACGCGCCATGGCCGTATGCCGCACTTGCCCGGCTCACCTGCGCCCGCGCCGCCTGTTCGGCCAGGTGCGCCGACGTGCTGAAACCAGAACCCGAAGACTCCGTGGTGCCAGCCAGATCCTGATTCAGATGCGCCGGAATGGTGGCCGCGAACGTGAACGTGGTGCGCCAGCAGTGCGAGTATTCACGGGTGTAAGACTTCCGCGTGATCACGGTGCCGTCTGCGAAGGTTGCGGTAAGGGTGGGCTGCTTTGCCATGGTGTCGTCCGTCCTAGGTATCGTCGGCTGCCTAATTGCGCCGACTGGTAGAGATTACAGGCAGCGCCTGGCCCGCGTCAAGTCCCTTTTTACAGAAAAAGCAAACGGCCAGGCCCAGAGTGTAAAACCCCCGAACCCGGCCGCCCCAGGGACCGCTGCAGCCTGCCAGCCACCGTATCCCGTGAACCCCTTCTATCGGCAGATCCCCGACTACTGCCAGGCCCTGCGAATGGAAAGACGCCACAGCATCTTTACATCCAGGCCAGCCGCCAGGGGAACACCACCGGTTCCGGTTCCGGCTGCCGCTTGTCTGGGATGCCGTTCCCGAACCCGCAGACCACCCGGTATTTGTCGCACATGGCCCGCGCCTGGTTTGCGATCCGCACCGCGAACGCCATATCTGTCTGGCCCCGGAAGAAGTAATAGGCCGGGCCTTCAAAAAACACCAGGCCCACCTGCTTCCCGCCGCCCAGGATGCGCCAGCCATTCATTCCCGCCGCCAGCCTGGGCACGATGTCTTCCCACCGGTTCTTCCAGCAGTCTGCCCGCGCCGCATCGCATTGATCATCGTTTCCGCGCACGGCTTCGGACTGATACAGCAGGCCTTCCGCCAGTTCGCCGCCCGCCATCTTCCAGAATGGCGATTCCGCGCCGCCCCAGGTGCCCATGGGATCCGGGTGCGCCAGCTTGTCGGCTTCGGCTGCGTCACCGATCCCGCGCCCGGTGTCGAACTTCACCCGCTGGCCGCCCTGGCCGTCGTCTTCCATCACCAGGCTGCCGTCCGCGTTCCGCACCGGCCAGGACCACATGCGCCACGGATCATCGCTTTCGCCAGGGTTTGAACTGCCCGCGCCACGCCGTGGGGATAGGTGCACCCAGATATGGGGCCAGCCTTCCCGGCCTAGTTCCTTCAGGGCGAAGGACAGATCCGCCGAAGTGGCTGCGCTGGCGTTCACCAGTTCCCAGCCAGGCACCACCAGCACCCGGTCAGCGTCAGCACCCAGGGCCGCCCTGATCCCAGGCCAGAACCGGGTGATGCGGTCCCGGATGCCAGGTTCGCCGCCGTCCAGGATGATGATGGGCGTGAACCCCTTCCCGTTCGCGCCAGGGGCCGCCATCACTTCCCGGATGTAGGCCGCGAACACGTCCGGCTGGTCGTATAGGTTCCGGTCAGCGAATGCCGCGCCAGGGTATCCCGCTTGTGGAGACAGCACGAAATGCGTGGCCCCAGCCGCCGCCTGCGCCTTCAGCCAGGCCTGCCGGTCTTCCTGGCCCAGGCTGATGTAGAAGACGGTAAACATGGGTGCGCCTTTGCCCGTGGGGCCTGGCGCTGGCAGGTTGCAAAAGTTCGCCTGGACGTTGTGCAGTTCGTCGCTGTTAGCCGCCGGTGCTGCCGGTGGAACTTCCCGCACGGCCGCCACCTGGACATCCGACTGCGTGGCCGTCAGCGTGAACGTGAACCGGCCCGCCACCCAGCCCTGGCCCGTCAGTTCCAGCACCACGTCCGCGCCGATGGTGACCGGATCGAACAGCACGAACCCGTCCTGGTTCGTCCGGCAGGGATCCACCTGGCAATGGAACGCCTGGCCCGTGCCCGCGTCTGTCAGTTTCGCGTCCAGGCCCGCCGCCGGTGTCTGGCTGCCCGCCTGCATCACCACGGCCGCGATGGCCCTGGTGGCCACCGGCACCACTTCGGGATGCGAAGGTGCGATGGGCACCACCGGCCCGACTGGCACCACTGGCCTGCTGCTTCCGCCGGTGGCGCACCCGGCCGCCGCGATGGCCAGGGCCATCATTCCCGCCGCGATCACTTGCCGCTTCGTGTTCTTCATCGTGTCCCCTTTGGTTTTGTCAGTCCCACCTGATCAGCATTGCCTTCAGCAGCTGCCGGTCCATCGGCGTGATGTTCAACACCCGCAGGCCCCGCGCCCATAACTTCGCCCGGTGCTGGATGTTGATGCTGGCCCGTTCTTCGCCAGATCGCGCCGCCATCCAGGCCTTCCGGTAGTCCTGCCACGCCTGGCTGCTGTAGTCGGGCGCTGATTGCTTCACGCTTGTTTTGACTCAGCCGCCACCGTGCCCGTGCCTGTTCCCCAGGACGTAGCCTGATAGCCGCCCGCGCCGCACCCCGTTCTGCAGCAGCTGGCCGCCCGTCGTGGTGGCCGGTGCTGGCGGGGCCATCTGCCCGGCCGCCTTCACCTGCTTACACCCGCGCCAGGCCAGCGCCGCCGCTGAAATGGTGTCTGGCAGATGGGCCGTCCCGCTGCCGTCCTTTGTGCCTTTGTAAATGTCTTCCCTGGTGGCATAGACGTGTTCCGACTTGGCTGCCGCCAGGGCGTCGTTCGTGGGATCCACCGGCCAAACCAAATCGCCCTTTTCTATGGCCGCGATGTATTCGCTTAGCAGTTCCGCCCGCTGCCTGCCCACCATGTTGAACGGTTCGGCTTCCACGCTCAGCAGATCATGGATCACCCCGCCTATGCCTGTATTGTCGTGGGTGGCGCTGCCTGGGTATTTCGTCACCTGGCCATCGAAGTCTTTCACCATGTCCGGCCACGGCCGCTTCTGGGTGCGCTGGATCGCCACCACCCTGGCCGGTGTCACGTCATATCGGATCGTGACCGGCACCGTATGGTTCACCTTCTTCGCCCAGTCGCACCCCGTCGAATACAGGCCGCCTTCCACGGGTTCTTCCAGCACGATGTTTTCCTGGAACGCTTCCCGCACTTTGTCCTGGTCGAACGCCCGGCCCACGGCAGACGGTTCCTGCAGCTCCACTTCGGTGTTCCAGTCGGCCGTGGTCATCACGGCCTGCTTACGGGCCACTTCCGCCAGCGACAGCCAGCCGTGGGGTTCCATCGTTTCATGCAGGCACCATTCGCAAACCTGCCAGCCCTTCGCTGCCGCTTCCTTCAGCGCCCAGGTCATTGTGCCGTTCGGGTATTGATGGGTGGACGACAGCACCACCTGGGACAGCACCCAGCCCTTAGACATCGGCTGCCCCAGCGCCGAACGCAGGATGGGCACCTTCATTTCATCCACTTCATCGCACCGCATTCGCTGCGGGTGCGGGCCGCGAACGCTGGACTGGCTGGCCTGCAGTGCCTTGATTTTGTTTCCCCAAACCAGGCGCTGCACTTCCGCGCCTGGGTTCCCGGCCAGCTTCGTCCTGGGTGCCGTGTCCGTTTCCCACAGCTTCGCCATGGATTCCAGCACCCGCTTCGACTGCTCACCGGATCCGCCCAGCACGGTCACGTCTGCCCGCAGGAATATCCCTTCGACCAGGGCCAGCAGCGCCAGGGTGAACGACTTCCCGCCGAACCCCCGGCTGGCTTTCCAGACCGACACCGGCACCCTGGCGAAAAAGGCATCATGGAACGCCACCCAGGGCGTAACG